AGCAGGGTCTGACATTATAATGGAAATCTATAATACTTACAAAACGTTTAACGCTATAGAACTGAATGAATTGAATTACCCATATACTGGACAACCGCCGTGTGGTTATGGACCAGTCACCAGATATACTCTTGAAACGATTTCACGTTCAGTTGAGTATACGGCCTCACTTGAACAGAGTTGTGATTTGGAAAGCTTCCCCCTCAGTGGAGTCACTGGTCGTTTTTGTCCTGAAGCAGCGAGGGCCTTTGCTGGGAAGTTTTTTCAGACTTACAATTCACAAATTAAGAATTCAGTGCTCGGAGCTCAAGAATGGTTATCCACTTCTCCTTATTCAGTTTTGAGTAGGGGCCGACAAACTTTTTCTTGGATACAACATAAGAACATCTCAGCGCCGCAAGCTCTTTTTGAGACGGTGGAAGTGATAGAATCGAATACTCAGAAAATACCTGACAATTTATTGGCATATATTAATGGTGTTGAGAAGTTATTGGATAAGGACTTTATTCAACTCGAAAAGCCATATTCAACATTAAATTTTATTGAGAAAAATTACAAACGACAAAGAATTGGTAACCAATCTGTTATGGCCTTAATGAGTAAGGAGGTATTAAGAGAACGTATTTACGAAATTAATACAATGATCAAACATAAAGAAAGAGGCAAACTCAAACGTCGCTGTATTGCCACTCCGACAATGCTTATAAGAGGACACATTTTGGCCTTAGAGACATTAAGTAAATTTATATGTTCTTCTATCCCTACTGCTGGTTTACCAATTGGAGGAAATGAAAAGAAAAATCGAATGAATCAGATGTTAAGTAATCCTATTTTAGCCTCTTCACGTTTTAACATTGAGGTCACTGGTGATAATACAAAATGGAACGAATGTTTGAGCCCCTATTGTATGTGGATTATTATGGACACTTTTTTACAAAAAAGTGGTGCTGAGCCTTTATATCGACAGTTAATTTATAATGCTTTCCAGTTTTTTATGAATAAGAGAGTTATTTATGGTCAAGGTATAAGGTTTTACAATAGTACGGGACATTCAATTTGGAAAGACGTTCCACAGATGATAAAAGATATAGATTTAATCGGGAAAACTGATCCTGATTTGGCAAAAATGCTTAAAAATATTTCTCAATTAGAATATAATTCTTACTCTATTAAGCTCCCCTTTGGTATGTTGATGGGAATGTTAAATTTTACGAGCACATTAGTGGCTTTAGCCGCCATTGAATATGAGAACTCCAAAATATACAATCAGACCATTACTCAAATCACCCCATTAGAGTCAAGTGATGATTTTATTTTGACGGCATCTGGGAAGAGTAGAGAAGATGTTTTGGAAGCGATTGAGAGGGCGAGATTGCGTTGTAGATTGGTTGGAGTAAATTGGCAGAAAGATAAGACGTTTGGAGTTTCGCCATATGGAATAGGAGAGTTTACTTCAATGTACCACGATGGGCCTTTTGTCGGTAATATTGGACTCGAATTGCCTGGAATAGTAGCTCAGGGTCACAATCCTTCAACTGATATGATTGTTGGAACAAAGTTCATACAACAAGGGTTGATCAATGGATCCTTGTTAGTGGGGGGAGCTTATGCAGCTTTGGCTGTATTCCAACGGAATTTTAAAAGTGTTTATAATTGTCCAGAGAGAGGAGATGATAAAGGCGTTAGGCATAAGTTTTTAAGTCAATTGGGGTTGACAGAAACGAATTTGACGTACTTCGGAGGAGATTTAGAATTAACTCCCTCCACTTGTCACATTAATGAAATAGCTTTTCAGTATATGCGGGGGAGACTTTCAGAAGATTTTGCCTCGAAATTATTTTCTCCACACAATCCTTTCTCTCCTTATGTTGATGATGTGGTGACCGTGAACCAGGATTCAAAGAGACCTTTATTAGTGATTGACGACGGCCCAAACAGTTCTTTAAATTTTGAGTTGTGTCGCAACAGAACGGTTTTGAATAATCCTTCTAAAGAAATAATTGAAACGGAAAAGAGATTCAAAAAGATCAATAAAGCTATTGATAAGATTATGCCCGAATTTCAAGTATACCGATCTGGAAGAACAACCTCTATTTATCGTGCATTGACTAATTCTCTCACAGAACAGATTGCTCACGCATCAATAACGGACGAGGAGAGGCAAAAATTGAGAGACCGTTTTGAAGAGATATTGAAAGTGGAGGTGAAAACTGCGGGTTCATCAGATGAAGGAGAGGAGAGTGAGAGAGAGGTTTTGTGAAGTTCAAATGTTTAAATTTTGTAAAGACAAAGTAAAAAGACCCTGAC